GGACCGTAAGGTCCCGCTCTATCAGGCAGTGGCTGACTCGGCCCTTAGAGTTTCTAGGGTCGCTCAGTTGCTCCGCGGTGCAAGGTGCACCGGCCTGTCCTGGTAAATCCCAGGGTTGGTTCTCGACTACAAAGGTAGGATGTATGGCAAATAGAAAAGACTTCGTTACGAACATTCCCGGTAGTTTATGGAGTAACAACCCGTTTAACAATAACGGGTCTACTCAAGTCATGAACTACTCAAAGAGTGCTTTTCGTACCGCGTCTGACTATCCTAGGCGAAATTTGCCGAAGGGCCGGTGGAAAGATCCCACCTCCTACCAAATGCAGTACGAGGTCGACATTCGCCCGTTTGGAAAGACTATCCAGTACGGATTCTATGGGGCATCCAATAATATTGGAACCCTCATGTCGTCCGCACATTACGGTAGTTTTCTGCCCACCTTTCAACAGATGGGGGTTAACCCGGGCGTGTTCCCCAGCGATCTGGCCAATAAGGCTCTCATCAAAGCTAGGCTAAAGGTGAAGTCGCAAGACATCAACCTCGCTCAAGCGTTTGCGGAGAGGGCGCAGACCGCTGGTCTCGTAGCTGATGCGCTAGTTCGTTTAGCGGCGACCTACCGAGCATTCCGTAATAAGAACTTTCGCCAAATCCGTAGAATGTACTTTGCGGATGGCGGAGTTCGAGGAGTGCGTCGCAGGTTTCTGCAGGACTGGCTGGCGTTTCAGTACGGCGTGAAGCCTTTACTGTCGGATATTTACGGGGCTGTGGAAGCCCTGGACAAGACTCCGTACGACGAATACATCGTCACAGTGAAGGCGGCAGCGAAACAGAGCCTGAGCGGTAAAGTCGACTGGCATAAACCGGGAACGGACGATCATATGTCCCATTACCGGCATGTCGTAGGCGGCTTTCACTCATCCCGTGTCCGGATTGATGTAGTCCCGGAAAACGGTGCTTTGGCAACTGCTGCTGCTTTGGGTTTTACTAACCCCGTTCTCCTTGCATGGGAATTACTCCCATTCTCCTTTGTAGCCGACTGGGCATACCCACTTGGGAATTACTTCTCCCAGATGGACGCGCTAGCCGGATGGAGAGTCAAGGGCTACTCACAGTCCAATTTTACAAAGTTGGATTCAGTAGTAACGGGCCTCAGTTTTACGCAAAGCACGGGATACCCTACTGTCCAAGATTGGACCGGACAGTGGAGGTACACCAAGCTGAGTAGGACTGCAGGAACATCGGTGCCTTTCGCGACGCTCCCTAGCGTCAAGAACCCGATTAGTACGACCCACCTCATGAATGCCTTGGCTTTGTTGACCGAGGCGTCACGAGTGCGTTAACCTGCAACACCTCATAGCATGTCGCTATGGGGAATTCCATGGTCGCGGGGTTATCCCGCCGCCTCAAGTGAATCGAAGGAAGGCACAATGCCTGCAGTAGCTCCACTCACCATCGCTGATGGTGCAGCAACTCCCGTCAATCGCACGTTCGCCTTTGGTGGCTTCGACGTTAAAGGTGTGGCTCGGTGGTTTGAAAAGACCGCCGGCCAGGCCATTGGCTATTGGAAGATCACGGATGAATACCGTGAAGCCAAGAGCTCGTCTGGTGCCAATTCCCGGATCTTCGGCTATGAACTGCCGACTCTGGGTACGGTGAACGGTGTGACGACGCGAGTCCGTGTCAGTTCTGTGCAAGTGCGTTATAACTTTGCCCAGGATGCGACGGACCAGGAGAAGAAGGACTTGGTGGCGGTTTCCATCAACCACCTGTCCAATGCGACGGTCAAGCCGTCCATCTATGGTCAGGAGCCCTTCTACTGATAAAGTAGAGGGTGACTGCCATGAATGGTAGGACCAACCGTTCGGGGGGCCTCGAAAGAGGCTCCCTGTCGCATCAGCTCCTGGATCTCCCAATGGGAGTCTTGGCTATTAGGATCTTTCTATGGCTAATCACCGTCCTCGCCCTTTCGGGGGCGTTAATGTTGCTTGTGCTCCGCCCCTCGCTCGTGTTCACGAGCGACTCGCCAAAGCCCTTGGAGTCCAAATCATCGGACAACCCGGACAGCCTGGCGGGAGTTGTTTGTTCGTTCCCAACATCGGAGGAGTAGAAAATGCTGAGCTCAACGAAAACGTACCGTCGTCTCACCATCGACATGTTCCAGTTGTCTTTGGAGGAACAGCGCCAGATTCTTTGGTTGCTAACGCAACTTGTGAACGAGGAGCTGACCTTCGGGGACTGTATGGATCTGATCATGGATCGGGACAGGACGCTCTCGAAGAGTTCGGCATCAGATACCTCTTCGACGAGTGGCTCTCCAAGCTGGAAGCGTCTGGTAAAAGAGTTCCAAAAGCAGGAAACGGTCGACCCACTGGGCCCAATAATGCTCGCATCGCTCGAGAGAGTGATGAAAGAGCAGACGGGTTGCCAGTGCGAGGACTGCAAACTGCAGAGGAGTCTCGGGCCAAGCTTCGAGTAGAGGCCACCTGGGAGCGATACAAGAAAGCGGAACAGTCCTGTTTCGAGATCAACCAGCGTCCGAAGGAGCGGTGGAGAAACTCTCCATTCCGGCAGGAAATCAATCTTGCTCGGAAATTTGCTTCTAGGATACTGGGACCTTTCGACTGGGACCAAGCAGCGTTGCATTTTGGGTGGGGCCCTGGCGCCACTACCAGACTGCCCCGACGAAAGTCGGATGCTGCG